GGAAGCTCGAATTTATGTGGCGGCGGAGCGGGCTTTCGCCGACTCCGCCGCCGATCAGTATCCGCCGGAAGTCCCCCCTCTGGACGGACACCGAAGGCTTAGAGTTGCCCGAGGCTCGAAGCCGCCCGAATTTGGTCGGCGGTGTAGCTGTCGAGCAAATGAAAGATGTTCGCCGAAGTCGTGCCGAGGCGAGTCGCCTCAGTGGCGAGGAATGAAAGCTCTTGCTTGCTGTGATTGAGGCGCGAGAAATTCGCGTAGCGTTGGTGACGCTTGAACAATCGCGGGGAAGCGTGGGTGTCAACTGCATCGGCCATGTGCGTACATCCTTGGTTTGAAGAAGCGGCCGGAAGCCAAGTCTGAGTTGGCTTCCGGCGTATCTCTTAAACCGGAGTCGAGGGTTACTCGACGTTCTGGCCGCCGCTGGCGTCAGTGTACGCGTTCGGGGTCAGCGTGGACTCGCGGGTAATCAAGCGAGCGAGCTTGATCTGCTTGCGCTCCGGGAACACGCGGACGAACGAGCCGCTGGCCGAAAGCTGGCCGTTGGTCGGGCCGCCTTCGTAGACCGGCGACGAGCCGACCCATGCGTGACCGACCGGGTGGATGGCCCACTCGACGCGGTTGAACAGAACGTCCGAGCCTGCGCCGTTACCACGCGACGGGTAGCGGAACACTTCGGTCGGAACCACCGGGGTGCCGACGCCGAGTCGGAACGAGGCCGGACCAACGAGCCAAGTGTGGTAGAGGCCGCTGCCTCCGCCCGTGTTGGCGTTGTTGGCGGTGTCGCCCGCCGGGTTCGGCATACCGTCGTCAACGATGACGCGACGGCCCAAGAACACCGGGATGTTGATGTGACCTTCCGCATCCGGGATGAAGTCGATCAGGTTGTTCTTCTGAGCCTTCGAGTAGACAATGGAGTGCATGAACACCGCAGTCACGTCCTCTGCCGCGTCGCCGAGCAACGTCGCGGTGTCGATGAACGACTCCGCTTGGAAGTCCGTGACGCCAGCCGAGTAAGCCGAGGCTGCGATGCTGTTGGTCAGGTCGGCCTGCGCGCCGTAAGCGGCGGAGAGGCCGGTGCGTCCGCTACGACCAAGGGTCGGGTCGGACAATTCGTTGGTGGTGAACACGCCGTTCGCAACGGCGACGAATGCGCGCTGTAGACGACGGACCCAATAGTCGGAGACGCGCGATGCGATGGACTGCATCGGGTCGGCACCGGCAAGAGCCGTCGCAAGGCGCATCGTGCTCCACGAACTGTTGCGCGACAGACGGACGGCGACTTCGCCGGAAGTCTGCGTGGTGTTCGGGGTGGAGTCGGTGTTCGCGTCGTCGCTCGACACGTTTTCGGCCGGGTCGCCGATGTCCTGCCACGACGGCACGGTGAACGTAAGACCACCGCCTGCGAGCAAGTTGTCGAGGAAGTCGTCACGCGCCGCGATGCCCGACTGGATGATGGCGGTCTTTTCCATCGTCAACTGTTGGGTGTACGGCGTGAAGATTTCGGGAACGATAACGTCCGCGATTGTGGTGGATACGTTCGTCATAGCACTCTCCCACAGGGGTTGATGGAAATCGGGCCGCCCCATGGGGTCCGAGGGTAAAACTTTGATCCGGTAGCGAGCACCGCCATGGGCGCGTCAAACGACGGGATCAGGCATTTCGTGCCGTATGGTTAACGCGTTTCGGCGGCGAACGCAACCGGGTATTTCTTTTTCGCTTTTTGTGGGGGGTCGAAGTGAGAGAAAGGCTTGTATATTCGGCGGAATTCGCAAATTCACTGCACAGCAAATATGGGCACAATGTTCCGCAAGTCCAGATAATCAGGGGGCAGAGACCGGCTAGAAGTCATGTAGTTCGATACACAACGCTCGGCCGCGAACGTCTCCGCCCCCTCAAAACAACAATGCCGCCCGAAGGCGGCATTGTCAAGTTATAGGCTGCGCTTTGTAAGATTACGCTGCGCGCGGCTTCGCCGGACGAGTTGCGCCGATCTTGACTCCGGCGCGCTCCGCCATCTGTGCCGCCTTCGCCGGGTCCGCCTTGTAAAGCTGACCCTGCTTGGTCACGTCCCAATTGTCGGCCGTGAACGGGTTGTCCTTCATGGACGATCCGCCGCCCTTGCCGCCCTGAGCACCGCCGCCGACCGAAGTCGGGAACCAGTGCGGGCGCTTTTCTTCCATTTCCTTCGCCCATTCCTTCGGGTTAAGGCCCGGGGTGATGCCATTGTCGCCCTTGGTGAGCAACTTGCCATCCACCGTCTCGAACATGCGCTCGCCAACCAACACCGCATCGTCGATAGCGGTCGGGAGAACCTTTGCAGCGATTGCCGCGTCGCGGATCGCCAGCCGAACGTGCTCCGACTCGATGTCAGCGTTGAGCTTCGCCACTTCGGCTTCCTTGTCGGTGACGGCCTTGCGAGCCGTTTCGAGTTGCCGAGACAGGCTTTCCTTCTCGCGGTTGACCGGGCCGACCGCGCGGTTCACAGCCGCGTCAATCTGCGCCTGCACCTTGACGAGTTGGTCGTTGCCCTGCGCTTCAAGCGTTTCGAGCTTGGCCTTCAACTCGGCCAGTTCTTCTTGCTGCGCGGGGAGTGATGCGGGGTCGATTTCGCCGAAGGCTTGGAGCTTCTCGCGGACGACCTTGTGGTCGTTGCGTTCCTTGACGAGAGCCGCGTTCACGCGGTCAATGTCGGCTTGAGTCTTGACACCTTCGACGGCGGTCAACTCGAACTTGCCACCCTTCTCGGTGAAAAGATCGGCATAACCTTCGGGGATGTCAGCTTGGGTTTCGTAGATGGTCTTGAGCTTGACTGGCATAGCACTTCTCCGTCTTTTCCCCGACGAGCCATCCCGTCAAGGCAGGACCCATGTCCCCTTTGCAATCCGCTTGCCCTCTTGTCATCAAGAGGGTAGACTTATTTGATGACCAAGCCCAAGGCGCGCCATCTTCGTCGTTTTCAACTTACGGCGGGGGAATACCGAGAAAAACGACTCCGCCGCGACCGCGATAAGGCGCGTATTGTTCGCGCTGCACGGTATAACTATCGACCGCCCCCCTCCCGAGAAGTTCTGTCCACCGCATCCGGCAGACGGTCTATGCGAATGCTGTTCCCTGCCTACTGATCGTTTTCATCTTGACCACAACCACACCCTAGGGTTTTTCTGTGGGTGGGTTTGTCCCGATTGCAATAACGGGAGGGGCGGAATTATGGACGACCCGATCCGGTTGCAAAAACGAATTGATTTCCTCCTGAGAGCGCATCGCCGCGCGGCATCCTTATTTCCGCTCGATTAGTTCAAACAAACGCGCAATGCCGAAATCTGTGCGGGGGACAATCCGTAAGAAGCGGCTGCGGCTACTACCTGTTCCTTCGAGAATTGGTGCGCGACTGAGGGCACCCACGTACACTCGACTTTTGCTCCGAGCTTTCCACCCTTAAGCACCTTGCGGTACACCTTGGGCTTCGGCGCGGGAGCCGGGGGAGTCGGGGACGTGTCCGACTTTGCTACCGGCGGTTTCAACACTTGCGGGGCCGGAGCAACCACAACTGTTGAAGCCGTTGGCTGTGTTGGACAAACAACTTGCCGAACACCGAAAAAGAGAACCACTGCGAGGGCTACTGCGGCGAGCGTTCCGCCAATGGCATTGACCGAGGGGAGAGTCATATGCGGCTCCGGGCTTCGAGAGGGAAAAGCACGCGGGACTTGGCCCACAGGATCGGGTATTAACCATAAAATGAACGTTAGTCAAGGGGTTTTCTTCGGGCGCGCCCACGAATGCGCTGGAGTAGTAAGATTTGTGCCGCGACTGACCTAGGTGGCACGCTGGAATGAATACCCTCCGGGGCTATTAACCATACTTTCAGGCGGATGGCAAGCCCTCTTTGCGGGCGAGGACTTCTCGGATCGCCGCGCGCCCTAAATGCCCCATCTTGTGTCGGGTGTATTCGGTCACGCCGTCCATGCCGTTGAGGGCCATAGAGCCCACGACTTTGCGAGCAATCTCGTCGCTTTCGAGGCCATCTACCAGCCCGACCCGGATGGCCGTGTTGATGTTATCAAGGTCCGACTTGGAGAAGACCCGCGCCCATGTATCGAGTGCCGCACCCAAGATCGACTTATCCCCGATTTTGGTCCGAGCCTGCCGGAAGGCGGTCTTGATCGCTTCCTCCCGGATGATCTTGATCTTGCGCATGAGCCGCTTGGCGGCGCGGTCGAGAACCGGAAAGGACATCGGCTTCCCGGCGACCCACACAAGGTCGCGCTCGATCAGGTCCCGAGTCAGGACTTCGGACTTATCGAGGATCATAATCGCCTTCGACCATGCGTGCATGTGCTCGCGTTCGCCGACTTCGGTGTCTGGCAAGTCGTCCGAAACCAACTCATACGGCGGCTGGCCGATAGGTACGCGGTGCCCGGCGCGGTCGTTCTCAGTCGTCATGACTTACTTCCCGGCCGACGCTTCGGCCCTCACATTGCGCCCCGCCAAAGCGGCCGAATGCGTATCGGAAAATACGCGCCACATGCCAGTCACTCTATCGGTTTATGCCTTACCCGCACTAGCCCCTTTAGGGCCGACCTTGCCCGGCTTGCGCGGCGAGCCGCGACGGTGGGGCGTAACGGGAACAGGCTGACCGGCCGCCGGGGGAGCGGGCGGTACAGCGTCGTCGGGATCGACCGGATCGGTTCCGGTATCGCTGCCGGTATCGAGGAACGAGTCGTCGTCCGAAGTGTCGTCCGGCACCGAACCGTGAACCATCATGCCGACGAGGCTTTCGCTCTCTTGTTCGATCTGATCGTTCTCCGAGTCGAAGGTCATGTCGGTCATGTCGTTGAGCACCATCATGCGGTGCAGGGACTTGAGCGACAGTGGGAGACCCAACTGCTTAGCCTGCATGAACGCGAGAAGCGAAGCGCCCTGCACGTTGGCGTCAGCGAAGTCAGTCTGCGGCTGCACTGAAACTTCATCCGGGTCCTCACCGACCCACATCGCGCAGAACTTCAAGCACTGTTCGAGCGCAGCACCAGCGGCAACGGCGATCTGTTGAATGGTCGTGGTGCGCGCGGCAACGCGAATGCGCAGGGCTTCTCCCGAAGCGCCGCGTGCCGAGCCGACATCCATGAATTGCACGCCGAAGCTGGCGGCCTTGTCATCATCATTCTTGATCGCTTGACACATTTCGCCGAGGCCCGACGAGCTAACACCGATGTATTTCGCATCGCCGCCGATGCGCAAGTCGATCACGCCCTTGTTGCCGATGCGAAGCTGTTGGTTCTCGTCAACATCCGAGACGTTGCCACCGATGATGACGAGAGTTTGCTGACCCTGATAGAACAGCGTCGAGCGGTAGTCGGCCTCACCGCGATAGATGCAGAGCGAGAGATTGCTCAAGCCGAGAAGCGGCGGCTCGTCCGGCTCGGGCACAAGATCATTTGCGCCGACGAACACGAACGGAATTTCAGGCATCGAGCGTCCGCCGATGGACGGCATAATGAAATCGTCCGGGATCGGCATGGACATATCGTTGACCTTAACGCAAACCTGATACGGCGCGGCGAGCGGCGGTCGGGTCCAGCCCGACTCCAAACTCTCCGGCGTGCCGCGTGTTAGGATACGGTGCTTGCGCTCCGCGACCCACGTAAAGCCTTCACGCTGAAAACCCGACTCGTCGAGCACGACAAGATCAAGGATGTTGCGGCCTTCGTCGCGCCGACCGGAGTCCCAATTGATTAGGCGCTCGGGGTCATAGAACGCGATGTAGGGGACAGCCGCATACGGATCGACGCCCGTTGGCGCGTCAACAAGAAGTCCGCAGCGTCCCTTGACAAGTTGCGCTTCGTTGATGCGGCGCAAAAGCATCTGCAAGCCTTCGCCTTGGATGGTCGCCTTGTCCACCATCGGCGCGAGCCGATCCGGCAGATTGATGACGGCGGGCTTCATGTGCATGATGCCAAGCATGGCCTTCACGGCGTCGCGCACAACGTCGTGGAAATATGCCCGAGTCAGGTAGGCTTCATAGTCTTTCCAGCCGGGCGACGA